CCCGGGGCGCCCCCCGCCGTTACGGCTACCGCCGCTGACGTATTGACTGGCAAGGTGTTTGTGGACAAGGCAGGCAAGACCACCACAGGTACCATGCCAAACAATGGGGCGGCGACTGAAACACTGACCCCGGAAAAACTGTCTTACACCATCCCGAAGGGGTATCACAGCGGGACAGGAAAGGTGCAGATCACCCCGGAGACGAAGAGTGTTACGCCCAACAAGTCTGTCCAAACGGTAGAGCCTACGGACGGGAAGGTGCTCACGTCCGTTGAGGTAGCGGCCATCCCGGAGGCTTATGTGGACACCTCTGACGGCACAGCGGTTGCCGGGGATATCCTTAATGGCAAGACCGCTTACGCAAAAGGCGCGAAGGTCACTGGCTCAATGGCAAACAATGGGGCGGTCTCCGGGGAGATTGACGGCTTGACCACAACCTCCTTTGCCGTCCCTGCTGGTTACACCACTGGGGGCTCGGTGAGCCTGACGGGCGACATTGAGGAGGCCCTTGCGGCAATCTGATTGGAGGCGTGGTATGAGTATTCAGGGCGAAATCGACCGGCTGTCCGCCGCTAAGGCAAGTATCGCAGCGTCACTACAGGCTATGGGAGTAGAACCGCCGTCGGGCACCACACTGGAGCAGTACGCCGCCCAGTTAGCCGCTATCGCCACGGCTGCGCCCTGGCTCTCAATACCCGGCGGCGGCACGATGCAGATGGGGGAGAGCCTGGGCGAAGGGCCGTACACCATTGAGGTGACAGAAGACGGAGAGGGCGGCGACCTCTCCGCCGAATATGTGGGCTACAGCAACACGGGCAGCGGCCTGGAGGCCACCAATGTGCAAGAGGCGATCGACGAGCTGGCCCAAAAGGGCGGAGGCGAGTATCTGCCTTTGACTGGCGGGACGATGCAGGGAGATATCACCATCCCGGCGGACAAGGCCATCAAGCACGGGGGCTCTGCCGCTCAAATCAAGATGATGCCAAACGGGAATATCCGGATTGAGGCCCCCCTGGCTGAGGGAGCGGCAGCGATCACAGTCGGCACTTCCGGCATCAATCTGGTCAACAACACGACGCAGGTGCTACAGACCTCTGAGAGCGGTGTTGCACTTAAAGCAAACACGGATATGACCGGGCACAAGATAGCCAATCTGGCCGCTCCTTCTGATTCCGCAGATGCCGCCAACAAGCAGTATGTGGACACGAGTGTTGAACAGGCGCTTGGCTCAATCGGATATAGTCTGATAAAGGAATACACATCACCAGGGAGCTACACCCATACGTTCGACCGCAAATATACAGATGTTTTTGTGGTTGTGGTTGGTGCTGGAGGAGGCGGAGGTTCGAGTGGAGAGCGCGGTGGAGGTGGCGGCGGGGGTGGGGCCGTAGCGTGTTTCCATGTTTTGGATAGCAGTACAATTCAAAACAATAATATTGTTGTTGGAACTGGTGGAGCTGGTGCAGTCTCTTCTTTGGGACCGTCCGTCACTAATAATGGCTCCGCTGGTGGGAGCAGTAGCGCTTTTGGTATTACCGTACCTGGTGGCAGTGGTGGAATAGCCAATCTTGGTGGCATGGGTGGTGGCTACGCCCCCAATGAGATTGTTCTTGGTTGGCTAATGATGGGTGGGGGTGGTGTTAGCCATAATAACAATGGCGATGGCGATGGCAATGCTGGGCCTATTATTTCTATTGTTGGGTTTAAACCTTTCGGTGGCGGAGGTGGCGGAGGGGGCAATCCTAGTCTTAATGATCCGCCAACTCCCGGCGGAAATGGCGGTGACGGTGGAGCCGGTAATGGTGGCGCTGGAGCTACCGGCCAGAGCAATGCAATAATGGGTAAAAACGGTACCCGCGGTGGTGGCGGAGGAGGTGGTGGAGCGGGATGGACTTTTCGTTCCAGCGAGTATAAGCCCAGCGGCATAGGTGGCAAAGGCGGCGATGGATATGTGGCGATTTACGCAAGAGGTATTTCTTGATGAAAACAGTCTATTTAAATGAGGATAACACTGTCCGCGAAATCATCCCGGAATACGCACTTCCACCGGAGAAGTGGTATAGCGAGGCATTTGCACGACGCTGTGTAGAGGTACAGGACGATGTAGAGCAGGGGTGGCGCTACAACCCCGAAACAGGACAGGCCGCCCCGGACAATAGACCGCCGGAGCCTGAACTAACTCCGCAATACGCCGCCGCTATGAGGGCCTATGCGGCCACCAGCACGGCTATCCCCGACACCTACGCCCTGGACATGCCCGATCTGTTTCCCACCTGGGCGGTGGTACTGGCAGACGGCGAGGAACTGCCTGCGGGCCGTATCCTCAACGACGGCGGCCAGCTCTACCGGGTGGTGCAGGCGGTAACTCCTCAAGAGGAGATGCCCCCGCACGACGACGGCATGCTCGCCATCTACCGGCCTATTGACCGCGAGCACGCTGGCACAGCGGACGACCCCATCCCGTGGGTGTACGGCATGGACTGCCACGCGGGCAAGCACTACAGCTACAACGGCAAGGTCTACAAGGTTGCCGAGGGTGGGGACATGATTCCCTGTACGTGGCCGCCCGACAGTCCCGGCATGTGGCAATGGGTGGAGGTGTAGCACATGGCTATCGTTGTAAACGGCAAAAAAGTTGCCGGGGTGGGCCTGCCTGGCAAGGACGGAGCTCCAGGGGCAGACGGCAAGGATGGTGCACCTGGAAAGTCCGCCTATCAGGCGGCAAAAGAGAAAGGATATACCGGAACCGAAGAGGAGTTTAACACCGCTCTGGCTGGTATGCAAAGTGCTCCATTCCTGCCGCTGGCTGGCGGCACGATGGCAGGGGCGATTACTTTAAGCGGGCCTCCGACGAATGAAAACCACGCCGCCAACAAGCAGTATGTGGACGAGCACGCGGGGGCGAGGGTTATTTTGGGGAGCTATGTGGGGACAGGAAAAACAGGTAAAAGCAACCCTAATCAAATAACCTTAGCCGAACCCTTTAAAATACTCTGTATTTATGGTATGCAATCAAATAATTACTATAAGAGTATCGACGGTTATGGAAATGGCGAGACTTCTAATATTATTCATAGCAGTATTATCCCTACTGAGTATACAAAAGGCATTAGTTTTGGTTTTGGCTACCGTTATTCCTCAAGAGATTCTTACGGTAAAAAATCAACGGATGGAAAAACTTTCAGTTGGTATTTTGACCTTACCACACCTGATGCGACAAGTGAACAACTTAATGCATCTGGAACTGTATATTACTACTACGCCATAGTTTAGAGATAAGAGGTGAATTAAATATGACCATCATCCAAATTGACCCGCTGGAGACCGGCCAGCACCCGATCCAGAGCCAGAGCGGGCGGAGCGCCTGCTGGCTGGATGACTACATAGAGGTGCCCGCCCACCTCCATGACGCGGTGTGGGCGACCTATGGCTGGTGTGACCTCCAGATTGAGGGGGACAAGCTGGTGGGCATCACGCCTACTGAGCGGCCTCCAGAGCCGGAGCCGGAACCCCAGCCGCCCCTCGCAGAGGACATCACTCTGGACATGCTGTCCGAGCACGAGGAACGACTTTGTATGTTGGAAATCACCACCAATGCTGTTTGAGGAAGGGGAAGGACATGAACACGGTATTTAATCTCTGCAAGCTGCTTATTGACCGGGGCCGCACCGACGGCCTCCAGGACAAGATGGATGTCTATCTCGCCGCCGACCGGCTCACCCCGGAGGAGTACCAGGAGCTGGCCGGGCTACTGGCCCCGGAACAGTAATCAACAGCGGGATCGCTGGATAAAAGGATGTGAATCAAATGAGTAAGCTCATTACATATGTCCCGCTCTCGTCCGTGGAGCGGATTGAGCTGAGAGTCACCAACTGCCGCAAGACGCTCTCTCAGGTCAAGGCTGAAACAAAGGCTCATTACGTGCTCAATGGCGGCATGTGGAACCCAGACGGCACCCCCTGCCCGCTGCTTAAGGTGGGCGGGGCGATGCTCTCCGGCACGCCCTGGCGTCCGATGGGCTACGCCTGGGACAAGGGCCCGGACATCCACATGACCTCCGGGTACGAGGGAGCGGCCAACTTTATCGCGGTAACCGCCCTTATTTCCTCCGGTAAGCCGGTGGATAAGCCCTCCTACGGCTCGGCCCAGGGAGGCAAGCGGGGGCGCAGCGCCATCGGCCTGCGTGGTGGCAGTCTGGCCCTCTATTGCTCTGGCGATGGGACCGGAGACGCAGCCACGCCGGAAACTCTGCGGGACGAGCTGGCCGGGCTGGGCTGGGCCTCCGCCGTTATGCTGGATGGGGGCGGCTCCAGCCAGTGCGACTTTGGCGGAGAGCGCATCACCGCCAGCCGCAAGGTGCACAACTGGATTTGCGTGTATCTCAAGCAGGCGGAGCAGACACCGCCGGAAGAGGAGGACAAGCCTATGAGCAAGCATACTGTATGCCTTGACCCCGGACACGGGCCGGGCAACGTCAACGGATCCCCGGACGGTACATACAAGGAGTGGGAGTTTACCTGGGATATTGCACAGCGTATCAAGCCGTTGCTGGAGGCCCAGGGGGTGGGCGTGGTGCTCACCAAGACGGCGGACAACTACCCCAGCCTGACGGAGAGGGCCAACATCAGCAATAAGGCAAAGCCGGATTGCTTTGTGAGCATCCACACCAACGCCGCCGGGGAGGGCGGATGGTCGAGCGCGTCCGGGCTGGAGATCTACACCAGCGCAGGGCCTATGACGGCGCAGCGCAATGTTCTGGCCTCCAAGCTGGTCAACGCGTTCCACGCCGCCGGGGTCTCCCTGAGAAGTGAACCTATCAAGCATGAGATGTATACCGTGCTCGCCAAGACGGACGCCCCCGCCGCACTCATTGAGTACGGCTTCCACACCAACAAGACGGACACGGAGTATCTCAAGGATAGCAAGTACCGGGACAAGCTGGCCGAAGCCACCGCAAAGGGCATCTGTGAGTTCCTGGGCGTGGTGTGGCAAGCCGAACAGGGGGAGGACAACGCGGAGTACACCCCGGACAAATGGGCCTCTGAGGCGTGGCAGAAGGCCAAAGACAAGGGAGTTCTGGACGGCACCCGGCCCCGCGATAATATGACCCGGCAGGAGCTGGCCGTCGTGCTGGATCGGTTGAATCTGATTTGATGGAGGTACATATCATGGACATTTCTTCTTTGGGTATCACCGGAGTAGCGGTTATCACTGTGATCTGCTTCCTCGTCGGGCAGGTCGTCAAAGCCACCGGCCTGGACAATAAGTGGATTCCCATTATCTGCGGTGTGTTTGGCGCGGTGCTTGGCATCCTCGGCATGTTTATTATGCCCGAGTTCCCGGCCAGCGATTACCTAACAGCCGCCGCTGTTGGCATCGTCTCCGGTCTTGCGGCCACTGGTATCAATCAGGTCTATAAGCAGTTGACTAAGGAGGGCTGATGCCCATGGAGTGGGTAGGCCCACTGATTTCCGGCGCGGCGGTCGTCCTGGTGGCAATCATTGAGGCGGTCGCCGCGCGGGAACGGAAACGTGTCAAGGCAGATAACCAAAAGAGCGACGCGCTCATGCAGGGCGTGCAGGCCCTCCTCAGGCGCGAAATCATTGCCGAGTACAACCACTACTCCGAACAACGTTATATCCCGATCTACGGCATGGAAAACGTGCTGGACATGTACAACGCCTACAAGGCGTTAGGCGGGAACGGAATGGCGGCAAAACTGGTGGAGGCCCTGAAACAACTGCCCACGGAGCCGCCGGAAGGGACGTGACTGAATGAGCGCAAGAGCGAAGTTACCGGAACCATTGGATAAACTCTTGCGCTCTCAGTTGGAGAACGCCATCCACGAGGCTGCCCTACACCGCGACGATGAATTGATCGCCAAGCGGCGCATCATTGATAAGTGGGGACAGATTGATGTTGCGGCGGAGCTGGGCTGGGATCGAAGCACAGTTAGCGACCACGAGAAATACATATTCCAGAGGGTTGAGGCTGTAGCAAAACAACTCTATACGAAAAAGGGAGCCGGGGATTAACCCGGCTCCTTTTTTAATATTTTGTTGCAAACCATCCGATACACTGAGGGATTGGAAAATTTTCGTTGTAATATCGTTTCACACAAATATGTCTTGTGTCTTTCCACCCAGTTCTTTTATCCTCTATCCCATCTTCTTCCAATACAATATCATTTTTGGAAAATGCCTCTCCCATAACATCGTCAGTATGCTGCTTGACTATATACTCTTTCATATCCTCTACATTATTAAATTCTTTTGCTTCTGACATAGCCTCTTTCAGTCCGCCTCTATGGGGCCGATATATAATCATATTTTTCACGCTCCCTTTCTATTATAAAGTAACATCTCAAAAAGTAAATACAAAAAATTACGCGAATCCCCCATAACTTCCACACAACCCCCACATGTGTGCCGCCCATGCGGGGTTATTTTATGCGACAATATAGACATGGAGGACGTGAGGAACAATGGTTGGTACACGTCGCCGCCCTCCTCACGGACTCCTTATTTTTATGGACAAGGACGTGTTTGATATGACTTTGATTGAGAGGATGGTAGCTGCTGGAATGTCCCGTGATTGTGCCGCCGAAACCGCGATGTGGTACATGGCACAGGGAGATGACGAGGGGCTGGAGGATTACGTGACCGCCATAGAGGCAGGGAAGGAGGCGCATCAATATGGCGTTTCCTAACTATACCTATCCAGCGTATGGGGCCTACAATCCTGTTACCCCATTTGCGGCTCCACAAGTATATCAGCCCCAGCAGACTACTCAGCAACCTTCACAGGCCATTCAGGCGCAGGGGAGTGTAAACACACAGCCCGCTTTTTTCTGCCGCCCTGTGGCCTCCAGAGAGGAAGCGCTGGGGGTTCCGGTAGATTTTATGGGTGCTCCCATGTTCTTCCCTGACCTTGCCCATAATGTGGTCTACATGAAACGATTCAACACCAACACCGGCGCGGCGGATGTGTTTGAGTTTCACGGCCAACAGCAGGCAAGAGAACAGCAGGTAGAGAATCCGCTCCCAGCTTTTGCACCGCTGGATGAGTTTATGGACATGAAGGACACCATCAACAATTTGAAAGATGAAATAGAGCGGCTGAAAAAGCCTGTCCCCAGCGGAAAGGCAGGGAAAAAGAATGATGCCGATGAATAACCCCATGATGGCTATGATGCAGATGATGCAGTCGGGAAGGAATCCCATGCAGCTCCTCCAACAGATGGCAGGGCAAAACCCGCAGGCGGCACAGGCTATGCGGCTCATCCAGGGTAAAAATCCCCAGCAACTCCGACAGACTGCGGAAAACATGGCAAAGCAACGGGGAACTTCGATTGAGGAGATCGCAAGGCAACTTGGTATCCCCATGAAATAAAATAGCGCACTCTTTATCAGTTTTCGGGTCTTGATAAAAACCGCTCTTTGGAAACATCCGGGGAGCGTACGGCCCCGATGTAATAACTGACAAAGGAGTATATACAATGGATAACGATTTTGCGACTGGCTATGCTCTTGGCTCCGACTCCAACGGCGGCAACTGTAACAATGGCGGCTTTTGGGGTGGCGATGGCTGGTGGGCTATCATCATCTTCGCCATGATTTTTGGCTGGGGCCGCGGCGGCTTCGGTGGTTTCGGCGGTGGCGGTGCCAGCACCGATCCCGGCCTCCAGGGCCTAGCCACCCGTGCCGATGTGAACGAGGCCATTGCGTTCAATGGCGTTGAGCGCGGTATCTCCGCTATCCAGCAGGGCATTTGCGACAGCACCTTTGCTCTGAACAACACCATGACCAACGGCTTCCACGGCGTGGATACGGCCATCTGCAATCTGGGGTATCAGACCCAGACCGGCTTCAACTCTCTGGGGGCCCAGCTGGCTCAGTGCTGCTGCGACACACAGGCCGCAATTCAGGGTGTACGGTATGATATGGCGACCCAGGCTTGCGACACCCGCAACACCATCCAGAATACCACCCGCGACATCCTGGACAACAACAACGCCAACACCCGGGCCATTCTGGACTTCCTGACTCAGGACAAGATTTCTAGCCTACAGTCTGAGAATCAGGCGCTCAAGTTCCAGGCTTCTCAGGCCAACCAGAACAGTTATCTGACCGCCACTCTGGACGCTCAGACCTCTGAACTGATTCGGCGCATCAATCCCATGCCCGTGCCCGCTTACCAGGTGCCCGCCCCCTATCCCTATTGCGGGACCTACAACAACGGCTGCGGTTGTGGCTGCTAAACTTACGAGGTTTCCTCGTAAGTTGACCTTCCGGCTTTGCCGTGACTATTTCGGGGCGGCGGGCTAAATGTCTGCCGCCCCTGATTCTTGGAGGTATTTTATGTCTTGTAAGCCTGTTTGCCGCCTGTGCGACAACCTGGTGCTAAGCCAGGCGGTCACCTTTACCGGCGGCAACCTTGAAATCAATCTGCCTGCCGGTGCCTACAACAACGGCGGGAAGTATTGTATTGTGGTAGCCCAGTCCATCCCGGCCACAACTACCATCAATGCACCTGTGTACATTACTATTGGTACGGGGACAGAGCTATATCCCCTTACCAAGCGTAACTGCGCGCAGGTGACTGCCTGCGGCATCCGTACTCGCACCCGCTACTCCGTCTGTGTGGTGACTACCCCCACCGGCGGATCGTTCCGCATGCTGGGGCATCCCTGCTGCTCTCCCAGTAACAATCTTGCCAGTATTGACGGCGGTGCTGCACCCGCCCCTACGGCGTAAGGAGGGCCTGACATGAAACGATCTACTCGAATGATGCTCATGTCCGGCGGACGCAAGGATGACCGCCGTTATGACCGGGAGCCCGAGGACAAATTACGTGACCGCCGTGGCCGGGAACACTACGACAATGGCCGTTATGCACCGCGCTCTGAGATGATGGAGCCGGAGGATCGGGGCTATCGTCGCTACTCTGATGGGCGCTTTGCCCCACGCAACGATGGCGGCATGTGGGTAGAGAGCCGCTACTGGGATGACCGGATGTACGGCCCTCAGTCTCACTACGGCTACCCCTACGTCCCACCGGTCTATCGGGAGGATGGGAGCGCATACACAGAGCGACGGGAGATGAATCGGCCAATGAACAAAATCGGATTCGCTATCTCTGGAGAAGGAGAAATGAGAACTCCGAGAGAGTTTAACCATGACTACCGCATGGACGAGATGGCGTACAGAAAAGGTGGAGAACGCATGACAGGTTATGGGGCTGCTTCCGGCTATATCCCTTTCACGAAGGAGATGGCCGATGAATGGTCTAAGCATATGGATAACGAAGACGGCACCCGTGGCGCTCACTGGACGCTGGAGCAGGCAAAGCAGGTCATGGCCCAGCGTGGGATTGAGTGCGACCCTGTCCAGTTTTGGGCGGCCCTCAACATGGTCTATAGTGACTACGTTAAGGTAGCCAAGAAACACGGTGTTGGCGATAAGATTGATTTTTACGCCGACATGGCAAAATCGTTCCTGTGTGATAAGGACGCACCAGAGGACAAACTGGCCCGCTACTACGAGTACATCGTGAGGGGCTAAACAAGGGGCGGGGGCAATAGCCTCCGCCCTCTATTTTTGAACTTTTTCATCGGTTTGCTATTTGCACATATTTACACCGAAAGTTACGCACTAGCTACATACTAGATACAAAAAATCCTGCAACCATTGAAATTACTAGGTTTCTTTTTCTGAGGAATTACAAACACATTAAAAGTCAATCTAATTTTAGAACTAAAAATACTAGAACAACAATAAAAATCCACAACAATAGCCTTTCAGCATCATACCTAGCAGGCAAAAGATATTTGAGATTTGGATCAGGAGCAAGGGCTTGTTTTGAAAAATATTTTTTAGTGCCAGTTTGAGCTCAAACTTCTCACTGTCGTCTGGTACCACATGCTCCCGTACCAACTTGAAGGAAATCAGGTACATGGTCACACCCCAGACGGCAACAGCAAGTGCAAGGAAAAAGTAAACATACCAGTTAAATTCGCCAAAGAAGGCCAGTGCCATTGGCATCACTAATCCAATAATTCCAGTAATGGTATTGGACGCGGTGGTAGTGAAGCCAACGATTTCCGAGCGCTCTTTCGTATTGCTGGTCATGGCCGCAGGCAAGCTCCAGAATGGTATATCCACGGAGGTAAACACAATACTGCCTGTGATGATATACATAATACCTGCAAAAATGCACAGTCCGATGGTGCCGATATCGGGCTTAAAGAAAGAGAGTGCTAAACAGATCCCCATAAGAGGACCTGAGCGGAGAAGCCACGGGCGAAACCGGCCCCACTTACTCCTAGTACGGTCTGCAATGATACCCATAGAGATATCGGTAAAGGCGTCAAAGAATCGAGCCCCACCAAAAAGGAACGCTAGGAAGCCGGCGGGCAGCTTTAGAATATCCGTTAAAAACGGAGTAGTCCAGGTAGACCACAAGGTATACATAGAATCATGCCCGAGTACACCAATTGCGTGGCCGAGCTTTTCCTTCTTGGTACATTGCCTTGGTTCTTCCTCTAATTTAGCTTCCTTAACGACTTCGGTAGACACAAAATTTCCCTCCTTGTTTCTTCCTCAACGAGTTGCGGGGCAAGCGCGAATAACCTTGGCATGGGTCCCTGTGGCTCTTGCATTTATTTAATGATACTCCGGCAACCAGTCGCCGTGGGCCTGTATGAGGTCGTCCACAAGGCTGCGGATCTCATCGATGGTCAGTTCGCTCCCGGCATGGGGGTCCAGCATGGCGGCCTGATAGATGTACTCCTTCTTCCTGGTGAGAGCGGCATCTACGGTGAGCTGGTGCACCTCGATCTGCCGCCGATTCAGCGCGGCGAGCTGATTGGGAAGCGGCCCCATGTGGCAGGGGGAGAGATGACCCTCGTTTACCATACAGGAGACTTCCACACAGGCATCGAAGGGCAGGTTGTCAATAAGCCCAGTATTGAGAACGTTACCAGCAAATCCAAAGGTTCTGCCGGTCTCCAGTGCCTCGATGATGCCGGCGGCGTACTCGCTGCTCCTCGTGTGGGTCAGGTTCTCATTGTGGACCAGATGCTCGGCCTGCTGCTTCCACCGCGCAATCTGATCGCGGCAACGGCGGGGGTACTCATCCAGAGGGATGTGAAAGCGGTCGATAAGCTCAGGATGGTCCCTTTTGATGAACCAGGGGTAATATTCGCTGCTGTGCTCGCTGGATTCTGTGACGAAGTAGCCGAACTGCTTCATGATTTCGAAGCGAACCATATCATGATGATTATCAGGAGTAAACTGCTCGGCCACTGACGGAATTCTGTCCGCATACTCAGGATGTAACTCACGCAATGCAAGCGTGGGGGCGTAAATTGGTCCCTCCTGGGCACGCTTGCGGATGATGGGAGAGAGATCCTCGCCGTTGCGGCTAATCTCTAATAGCCAGGCCATGTGGTTGATGCCCGAAATCTTGTAAGAAACGCCGTCCCAGGGCATGCCAAGCTCGGCGAGGAGTTCAGGTACACAGGCCTGGTGGGAGGGGCACAGACCAACTGTATTGACAGAACTGGCTCGGAACATCGCCAAGCATAGCATGGACATGGGGTTTGTATAATTGATGAAGAGTGCATCAGGACAGACCTTCTCCATGTCTTTCGCAAAGTCCAACATTACAGGGATGGTGCGCAGTGCCCGGAACATTCCACCGATGCCGTGCGTATCTCCGATCGTCTGGCGCAGTCCATATTTTTTGGGAATTTCAAAGTCTGTAATCGTACAGGGGGCATATCCTCCCACTTGAATGCAGTTAATGACGTATTTTGCTCCACGTAAAGCATCCAGCCGGTCTGCATATTTGACGACCTTAGCCTTTCCGTCGTTAGAGTTCCGGTTAATATTAGAAAGCATCATATAGGACTCTTCCAACCGCTGATGGTCAATGTCATAGAGCGCATACTCAAACTCGCGCATAGCATCCGTCGTAATGCAGTCGCCTAAGACATTTTTTGCAAAGACGGTACTGCCTGCGCCAAGAAATGTAATTTTATCCAAATGAGTAACCTCCTATTTTATTTGGAATGAAACATTATGCCTTAGTGGTATAAGTCAAATAATCCAAATCAATAACCGGAGTATCGCACACAATGCGGATCGTGTGCGAACCGGCTGGTAGATCAGTCTTTTGAAACAAAAGCTTTCCCACAGCCGCAGCTCCGTTAACATTTACCTGCTGCACAAACTCATTATCGATATAAACGCTGGCAACACCGAAGTTGGAATCATTTTGTCCATACCAACGGATTTCGCTTCCAGTAAATTCGAACTCGACCGAGGCGCCGGCACTAATGGCATAACGGGCGGTTCCTTCCTGAAAGACGTCATGATAGTCATCATTCCATACGCCTGTATACACCAGTTGGGCGTCCATTGCATCAACAGTAACCGTCGTCTCCGGCGGCGTTGGTTGATCTTGCTCTGGTAGATAAGAAATATAGTCCAAATTGATGTTCCAGGCGTTTTGTACAAGGCGAATGGTATGTTCTCCTTCCTCCAGTCCCGTACGCTCAAACATTAGCTGCCCAGTTGCTTCCTGGCCGTATAGGATTATGTTTTCCACTAACTCTCCGTCTAAATAGACATCTGCAGTGCCAAAATTGAAGCTCATCTCTGCATACAGGCGTACGGCTGTACCACGGAAAGTCAGTTCAGCATAAGCGCCGGCTTCGTCTGTGCGCATTGCGTTTCCCATGTAGAACTCGCTGTTGTGATACTCTTCCCAATTCCCAACATAAGTGATCCGATCCGAGAGCGCATCGACCTTTTCATAGATGGGTTCAAGGGTAGCAGCTTCATATGCAAAGCGGTCAATATCAATCACTCCGCTCTTGCACACAATTTTAATGGTATGCTCGGCAGCCGGAAGATCAAGCGCTTCAAAAAGACATACGCCTGCTTCTGCGGCCCCATTCGCATCAACTGTTGTTTTCAGTTCATCGTCCAAATAAACTTCTGCCGTGCCAAAATTGGTATCCCTCTGGCCATACCAGCGAATGGAAGTTCCAGTAAAGGAGAATACAACCGAAGCATCCGTACTGTTGGTATAACGTGCAGTCCCTTCGCTGAAAGATGCGTTATTGTCATCATGCCATGTCCCTGTGTAAATAAGAGCCTCGTCTCTGTCATCAACAGAGGTGAAACCATAATCAGGGTCAACAGGTTCTGGATCCGGTTCCGAAATTTCCACCGCTTTAACCAGTAGATAGTCGGAAAAACGTGTATTGAATACAGCGTTATCACCCATCAGGTTTGTTGCCACGACACGATCATTGACATAGTCAACAATCCTATACATTTTATTTGGATCTAGCCCCTTCAACTCAATATCTGGATAGCCAGTGGGGCTATATTTGCTCCCATCTTTGTAGAAGGCATAGTACATAACCCCGTCTTTCTCCACCACATAGGTTTCGTAAGGGTCAAAACCATAACTGTAAAGATCGCCAATAAACCGGCCTTTCTGCAACTGAACTGTATCCGCAATCCCAAGCCATTTTTCATATTCTTCCTTGGCAGTACCGCTAAGGTCACGTTTTTCAATGAGAACAGAGCCCGTACCGACGGCACTTGGATACCAGATGTTATTGTGGTCGGCTGTAACAGGGAAATAATCTCCCATCAGTGCCTTGTAGGCTTTCACGCGTCTCCTTGTTTGATCCACAGAAGTGGGGTCAGCCGTAGCAATCTGTGTCATATATGGTAAACTATAGTAGTCCTGGGGCGTACCGCAGTTGCACAACAAATTGAACACATTGGGGTCGTTGGCCACCATAGCCTCATAAGAGACGCGGTATATCTCGGATTGCTTTTCAGTGGATTCTTCTGGCGAGGCGTGGTTATGTGCAGGATTGTAGCATTCAGGCATACTCCACACATAATCTCCCTTGAAGCCATCGAACCCCCAATCATTCATTGCACGGTTTACAAAGTCAACTTGGCTTGCAATCGCACCATCCGCCATAG